TTATAAACTTAAACAAATGAAAACAAAAAAATATACCCTGCGCCAAGAGATGAAACAAATGCAGGATGTTTTAATACAATTATTTACAAGGTTAAACGACCAAAGTAAAGTAATTGCAGAACTAAAAAAAGAAGTTGAATCATTAAAACCAATAAAAGATGCCGTTACCGAAGCCGTCAAAGAGCGAAAAACAAAGTGAATTTATTCAAAGATGTATGACCGATGATGTTATGGTAAAAGAATATCCTAACAAAAATCAAAGGTTAGCAATATGCGCTAATATTTACAGGAATGAACGATAGAAAAAAGATACCAGTTTACTCGGGGGTGTTAAAATACTTCCCCGATGCAATGAGAGAGGTTGCTAAATGTTCTTATGTAGGACAACAGCAACATAACCCGATGCTTCCTTTGGCTTGGGATAGGTCAAAAAGTGGGGATGAATTAGATGCACTTGCAAGACATTTGCTAGATGCAGGAACTATTGATACAGATGGAGTTCGACACTCGGCAAAAGTTGCTTGGAGGGCTTTAGCTAACTTACAAAAAGAGATTGAAAATGCGAATAAATGAAAAGGGAATAACTTGGATAGTTATAGGAATAATATCTTTAACAATTTGGTATAATATCTATAAAATATTTTTTTAATCAACATAATTGTTTATATTTGTAATTCAAAACAGAACAAATGAGAAATTATTCCGAACTACAATACCACGCTGATGTAACAGAATCTTTAGAGATTATTCAAAGGTGGAGAAAAAAAAGCGACAACGAAGAACTTGTAAAGCTATCAAACGCAATACTTGGAATTTCTATATACGTCGCTAACTTACAAAACGAACGCAAAGCCTTTGACAGAATTGTCGATGAATTAAAGTCAGACAAATGGAGGGCAATTAAACGAGCACAAAAAGCAGAAAAATTATGATATTATTGGTAGATGCAGATTCATTGATATTTGCAAGTTGTTACAGAAAAAGAGAAAACAAAGACGACTATCCTTATTATACTGATTTAGACGATGCGATTGCAAAGTTTGATGAACAGTTTATGAAGATAGTAAATGACCTTGAAGAAAAATACAATATTGAAAAGGTTATAACATTTAGCGGTTCAAAGGGAAACTTTAGAAAACTAATAACTCCAGTATATAAAGCCAACAGAAAAAAACAAGAACTCCCTCCTTTACTTGATGAGATGCACGCATACGTAAAAGAACAGTATGAATCTATTTGGGGAATGGGAATTGAAACTGATGACCTTGTTGCACGTTACTGGTATAACCTTAGCAAAGAACTAGGCAGGGATAACGTAATGATTGTATCAATAGACAAAGACTATAAACAATTTCCTTGCCTTATGTACAATTATCATTATAAGCACCAAACTATATTAGATATTACAGAGGATGAAGCCCTTTATAATTTCTATGAGCAAATGATTGTAGGAGATACTGCTGACAATGTAAACTACTTCAAAGGAAAAGGGAAACGGTTTGCAGAAAATTATTTTGAGGGTTGCACAACAAAATACCAATACACTAAAAAGCTATACGAATTATTTAAACAAGAGTACAAACAAAAGGCACGGCAAAAATATGCTGAATGCTATCACTTATTAAAACTACGGACACAATGAACGAAATAGAAATTGCAAAAAAGATTGAAGAACTTACAGGAATTAACGTATTTAAAAACACACGCAAAAGGGAATATGTAGAGATGCGCTCCTTGTATTGTTATATATTAAGAAAGAAATACAGAAAGACATTTGAATCAATAAGCGACATAATGCAAAAGAACGGTAAGAAGTCTGACCACTCAACCATTGTACACGCAGTTACTATGTATAAACAATATGAAAAAAACAACAAAGACCTACAAATAATAAACGACCTTTTTTCAGTAAAGGGGATGCCCAAGATAGATGTAACAAACGCAATACATCAAATATCAATTATAGAAGAACTAAAGGGAGAAGTAAAAACATTAAAATACAAACTAAAACAATATAAAGACAACGTAAAGCCACTTCACAAACTAATTGATAACATACCTACGGAAAGACAAGAAGAAGCCTATAAGCGCATTGATTTAATGATTAAGGGGTGGAGTTGGAAGTACGAAGACAAGTGCGAAGTAATATCGGGATATAACTCCGTAGATGCATACTAATGATAATAAGAGAAAACGAAATAAAAGTAATTGATAAAAAAATAGAAAAAATGAGTAAAGGTTTAAAGAAAGGATTTTGGGCAGGGTTATTGGCTTTTGTATTGGCAAAGATAAGTCATTTGTTAATCACACTAGCACTTGGAATGTGGCTTGTTATTACATTTGGATATACTCAAACGGTAAGGCAAACGGCTACAATTATAGACAACCCAATTATAGGACTAATATATCTTATATTGGTTACTCGATTCATATATATAAAAATAACAAAAAATGAAAGAGAAAGCGATAAATAAAATAAAAGCAAAAATAACACAAAAGGAGTTAGACTTAAAGCAATCCTTAATAGACAAAAAAAACAAAATAGGATTCTTAAACGAAGAACAGTACGATTCTTTAATAAGACATAATCATAAAGAAATAAAAATATACCAATACATTTTAAACAAGATACAATGAATATAACAAACGAGGACAATATGGAACTTATGGCAAGGTATGAAGATAACTACTTTGACCTTGCTATTGTTGACCCTCCTTATGGAATTGAAAGGTTTAAAAAAGGTTTTGGCGACACTCGTTTTAAAATGGACAAGAGAACGGCTAAAAATGGTATTGAGTGGGACACTAAACCAAATCAAGAGTATTGGATTGAATTGTTTAGGGTATCTAAAAATCAAATAGTATGGGGGGCAAATAATTTTGAAATGCCACCGAGTGAGTATTTTTGTATATGGAACAAAAAACAAACAGTAGATAATTTCGCTACTGCTGAATATGCTTGGGTTAGTATGGGATTGAAAAAACCTGCAAAAATGTTTGATTATTCTATACATAAGCACAATCACACCAATAAAATACACCCAACAGAGAAACCTGTAAAGCTATACGAATGGCTTTTAATGAACTACGCAAAAGAGGGCGATAAGATACTAGACACTCATTTAGGTAGTGGCTCAATAGCAATAGCTTGTCATAATTTGGGATTTGAACTTACAGCTTGTGAGTTAGATACAGAGTATTACGATGCAGCTATGAAGCGACTAGAACAACATAAAGCACAAATAAGACTATTTTAATATGAATGCAGTATATTACAAAAAGGTATTAAACTACTTTTTAGGAGAATTGGAACGAAGAAGATTAGAAGACAATCAAAAACTAATCAACCACTATTTAGATGAAATAAACGCACTAGAAAAAAGATACCAGTACAAAAACGCTTAATAATTACGTTATATAAGTAGATTGAATAAACAATATTTTTTCTATTATGGATAAACGTAAAAATAACGGTGGTGCAAGAGAGGGTGCAGGACGGCCTAAAAAAGCTGATGAATCTAAATTGATTGAGAAGCTGGATAACTTAATTGATAGCGATGAGGTTATTAAAATGTTAGGTAAGAAAATCAAAGAGGGCGACCAACGAGCTATGACTTTATATTTCAATTATAGATACGGCAAACCAAAAGAATCGGTTGACATAAATTCAAGCGAGGGTTTAAATATAAACTTCAAGGACTTGATTAAGTTCAAATGATAGAGATACATAAAAAGTATTCTCCAATTACTGAATCCGATAGCCGTTATTTTATTGTTACTGGTGGACGTGGTTCGGGTAAGTCTTTTACTTTAACCTTATTACTTGTTTTGCTTACATACGAAGCAGGACACGTTATATTGTTTACACGTTATACACTTACCTCAGCATACGTTTCTATTATACCCGAATTTATAGAGAAGTTAGAATTGCTTAATATCTTTGGGCACTTTCATATTACTAAAGATGAAATTGTAAATAAGCGTACAGGAAGCAAGATAATCTTTAAAGGTATCAAAACCTCTAGCGGCGACCAAACTGCAAACCTAAAGTCATTACAAGGCGTTACAACGTTTGTTTTGGATGAAGCGGAAGAACTAACAAACGAAGATACATTTGATAAGATAGATTTGTCTGTTCGTAATATGCTTAAACAAAACAGGGTTATTCTTATATTAAACCCAACTACTAAGGAGCATTGGATATACAATAGGTTTTTTGAATCAAAGGGAATACAAGAGGGAAGCAATACAACTAAAGACAATGTTACTTACATACATACGACCTATGAAGATAATATTGAAAACCTATCCGAAAGTTTCTTACAACAAATAGAAACGATTAAAGAACGCAGACCGAATAAGTATCAACATCAAATACTAGGTGGGTGGTTAAATAAAGCAGAGGGCGTTATCTTTAGTAATTGGAAGATAGGCGAGTTTAAAGAAGTAGGCGTATCTGTTTACGGTCAAGATTATGGATTCAGTTCAGACCCTACAACACTCGTACAAACCAATATAGACGTTTCTAACAAGGTTATTTACCTAAAGGAGTGCTTTTACTTACCCAGCCTTACAACAAGCGAAATAGCGCAATTAAATTTAAAACACGCAAAGTCAAATTTAATCATTGGCGATTCAGCAGAACCAAGATTGATAAACGAACTTAAAGGAAAAGGCTGCAACCTTACAGCAGCTATAAAAGGACAAGGAAGCATAACGTATGGAATTAGCTTACTGCAGGATTATGATTTAATAGTAAGTGAGGATAGTATAAACCTTATCAAAGAATTAAACAATTACAGTTGGTTAGAAAAAAAGTCAAACACTCCTTTAGATAAATTCAATCATATTATTGATGCTATTAGGTACGCAGTAACATACCAACTACAAAACCCCAATAGAGGACGTTACGCAATACGATGACAAATCAAGAGATGATACATTTAGTTCAGCACTACGTTAAAGTTATGAAAGGCGTTAATGTAAGGATAAGCGAACCTAACACTCCAAGTCAGTTTTTAAAACTATCAAAAGCTTACGAGGTTGCATTGGCTTATTTTAAAAAAAACTAAAAAAAGTTATTAAAAGTTTTGTTAATTAAAAAAAAGGTGTATTTTTGTAATTCAAATAACAATTTAAAGCATAACAAAATGAAAGCAATAAAATTAACACAAGAACAGTTTCAAAGAAGTTTAAACGCAAAAGTAGACCACGTTTGGGTATATAACAAAAACTTTAATAGCAAGAAAATTCACAGAAACGGAATATCTTTAAACAGGTATAATGGTAAGCCACAATTTTGCATAGTCTTAGATTATGACAAAAATATAATAGACCAAGACCTAGAGAAGCTATTTGGTAAAGGCTGCTTTAAGAATGGAGGCGTTTCTCCCGATGACAGAGAGCAGATGATTTATGATAGTTACTACATTAAATTTAACTAGCTCAAACATAAAACAAACAGGGGGCGAAAGCCCCTTTTAAAACAAGTAATATGAAAAAAATTGAAACAATATTTATAGAATTAGAAAAATACGATGATACAATAGTGGAGGTTGATTATATATTTAACGAAGCCGAAGAGTATGAACTGTATGATTACGATATGGCAGGATATGACGGACAAGGTGCGTTTTGTGAGATATATTCTGTAAGATTAGACGGAGCTTGTATATACAATGTTATGAGCCTAGAAGCTATTTGCGACTTAAATGAAAGAATAACTAAAATAATCGAAAAATGATACGTAAATTTTTAAAGAAAGACAAAAACAATATTTACTGGTTAGCCAGTTTTTACGCAGCAGCGTTTTTATTAGTACAAACATTTTTATTGTTAGCTGGGTTTATAGATAGCATATAAGGTTTTTTTCATTATAGTTAATTGTTAGTTGAAAGAGGTAGTCGTAATTGGCTACCTTTTTTTTGTTTCAAAAATCGTGTTTAAATTACGTTATATAAGTATGAAGATTGAAGTTATCATACCAAACAATTTAAGCGAAATTACTTTAGACCAGTATCAACGCTTTTTAAAGATTCAAGAGAACAATACAGATGAAAAGTTTTTAACTTCCAAAATGATTGAAATATTTTGTGGTATTAAATTACCCGAAGTATTAAAAATGAGGGTTAATGATGTTTCATTAATTACTAACATACTGTCTGAAATGTTTGAGAATATACCTCAACTTGTTCAAAGGTTTAAAATGAACGGTGTTGAATATGGTTTTATTCCAGATTTGGACGATATGAGCTTGGGAGAATATATCGACCTTGATACCTATCTAGGCGATTGGGAGAATATGCACAGGGCTATGGCAGTTTTATATAGACCTATTAAAAACAAAAGCGGAAACAGATACAACATAAAAGAATATGACGGCAAAGGTTTTGAGGATATGAAAGATATGCCTTTGGATGCCGTTTTGAGTTCCATTGTTTTTTTTTACAATTTAGGGATAGAATTGTCGAAAGCTATGATGAACTATTTGGAAACAACGGAGGAGGAAGCCTTGACCGAGTTTCTCAATTCTCAACAAAATGGGGTTGGTATCAATCAATTTACGCACTCGCTATCGGAGATATTACAAGATTTGAAGATATCACTAAACTAGGGGTGCATAATTGTTTTATGATGTTATCATTTATGAAAGAAAAAAACGAAATAGAATCAAAAGAAATTAAAAACAAGTTCAAATGAGCCAACAAGGAGTAAGGGGTTTTTACCAAGTTACGCAAAAGATAAAAGACCAACTGTTGTTGGATGAAAATGTTACTACGGTTACTACTGGAGATATTACTGATGTAGATTTATCAAAGCAAACTATATTTCCATTGTCGCATTTAATTATAAACAACGCAACGCAGGAAGACGGTGTATGGCGTTTTAATATGTCAATACTTGCAATGGATATTGTTGATGTATCTAAAGAACCAACGACTGATATATTTATAGGGAACAACAACGAACAAGATATACTTAACACACAATTAGCGGTATTAAATAAACTATTCCAAGTATTAAGAGGTGGTACATTACATTTTGATTTATATCAAATAGACGGCAATCCAAGTTGTGAGCCTTTTTATGATAGGTTTGAAAATCAAGTAGCGGGCTGGGCTGCTTCTTTTGATGTGTTAATTGCAAACGATTTACTTATTTGCTAATGACTTTAAAGGAAACAAATAAAGCCCTTAATAACTTTGCTAAATACGTTATACAACAATCAAGAACGAATTTAACAAAAGGAAAAAAGAATGTTACTAGTGACCTATACGGTTCTTTAGGATATGACCTTAAAACGCATCCTAATAGCTTTTCTTTAGAGTTTTATATGTTAGACTATGGCGAGTTCCAAGACAAGGGAGTAAGTGGAACTAAACGCAAATATAACACTATATACCAATACACAAATAAAAGACCTCCTGCGGAAGTATTCAGCAAGTGGGCTAAAGCAAAAGGAATAAGATTAAGAGATGAAAAAGGTAGATTTAAAAAAGGCAGTTACAAAACACTTGGTTTCATTTTAGCAAATAGCGTATTTGAGAAAGGTATAAAGCCTAGCTTATTTTTTACCAAACCTTTTGAGAAAGCATTTGATAGATTGCCCGATGAACTTATAGAAAGATTTGCCCTTGACCTAGAACAATTTTTAGATACAACAACATAATGACAAAACTAAACGCACGAAGCCCTTACTATATAAAAGTAGATGACGTAAATTTAAGTTATGCTACTTTGCAACTATATATATACACAGGAGTATTCACAACAGACAAACCAGTTACGGCACAGTACACGATAACCAAAAGCGAGATTGCATCAAATAACTTTGTAATATTTGAAATTGCAGAACTTGTAAGAGATTATTTAGATATATCTTTTAATCAAGAATTTACAGAAGATTTATACAAAGCAAGGGTACTCGCTGACGGCGGTACATTTGAGGGTTCTAGTTGTTTAAGCGCAATATTAGATACTTTAGATGATGACTTTAGAAGTCAAACAGTTTGGGTTGAGGCTGATATAACTTTATACAATTCTTCTGATGCAAGTATTGGAACAAGTAATACTGATTATTTAGCCTTTGACGGTTATGCTTATTTCACAGACGGAACAAATGCTGAACTTAGTAGAACGCTTTTACAATCCAATACCGATATATATGTAGAGAATGGAGAAAGGGTACAAGTTCCAGTTTATACCGATGAGGTTACTTCTGTTCAATTTTATAACGGTGGCGTACTACATACAACCGAAACAATTACAAGTTCCACAAACTCTAATGCACAAATAAAATATGCAGGTAGTTCTTTAGCTACTGATGAAATTAGAGTAATATCAAGTGCAGGAACAGAAACAATAAATGTTTATCAAATTGATGAATGTAGATACACGCCTTACAGGGTTACTTTTGTAAACAAGTTTGGAGCATTACAAAACTTATATTTCTTTAAAAAGTCAATAGAAAATATAAACACTACAACCGAAAACTACAAAGCCAATACGTTTAATCAAAATACTTTAGATTACGACATACAAAGTCACCAGTATAAACAGTTTCAAAAAGCAGGTAGGGAAAGTATTACAATGAATACAGGATATGTTTCAGAAGAATACAACGAGGTTATGAAACAACTCCTTTTGAGTGAGCAAGTATGGATGACAAAAACAATAGATACAATACCTACTATTTTGCCTGTAAACGTTAAAACTCAATCACTACAATACAAAACAAGTGTAAACGATAAGCTGATTAATTACACTATTGATTTTGACTATGCG